CCACCTCCTTCGGTAGCCTCTGCGAGTTCAATCACCTTGATGGCTGATAGATACGTTGACGTGCCGTGTACTGGGTGAGGTTTCCCTTCCGCGTACTTAACCCGTACCTTAGAGCCTCGGGTCAGGCGACCTACGAAGTCTTTGCCATCTGCATCAAACATCGGTACTTCGTACTTGGTGCTAAACTTACGCTGTGCTGTGCCTTCGTACTCTCGGAGTTTGACACCTTTATCAGCAAGTTTATCTGCATCTTCTGGTTCTAATGATAAAACCAGTGAGTACTTGCCTGTTGATTGACCCTGATATTCTTCGTGTTCGTCAAGGTTTGCGAACGCTACGTTGCCTTCTAATACTGCCATTGTAATTTGCCTTTTATAGTTAATTAAAGATTACTTTAGTATCTTAAGGATACTTTAGGATATATTTTAATATATATAACTAAGTATCCTTTAGATTACATAAATATTATATCATGTATTACTGTTGGTTGCAACTACTTATATAAATTAATTATTACTCCTTATTATATCACGTTCTTCTGCTGTTGACCAGTTCTCTTCTATCGCCTCCTCTGATGCCGTATGACACTCGGAGCATAGGTCAAGAAACTCATCGGTCACTCTGTCTTTTCTTCGTAGCTCTGTTTCAGTCAGTATAACGTCACACGCTTTGCATCTGCTCATTGTTCAGCCTCCGTATAGGGTCTGCCATAGGTTATTGATAGGAACGGTAGCAGGATTACTACGCCCTCGAAGGGCATTGTGCTGTGTTCCTCTGTCAGGTGATTATACACCCAGACTGCCTTAGAGTCAACAAACTCCAAATCCATCCCTACGCCATTCCTTAATTCAATTGTCAATAGTCTGTCAAATATTTTCGTGTTAATCATTGTCTAGTTCTCTCGTTGTTAAGTCGTCATCGTGGTAGTCATCGTTAGTATCGTAAGGCTTGTAGTATCCCTTACCTTCGTCATAATCACTGTAGTCGTAACTAGGGTCATCGTCAATCCTGCAATAGTCTCTACCCATCTTGGTTTGCTCCTATCTTTTGTGCGTACTCGTAGCCCGTCCTGTAGCCCTCTTGGTACGATTCGTTGCCGTCTGGGTCACAGTTAAAGCCATTGACCCCATCATATTCACCGCGTTCCATGTCTGTAAACTCTTGGAAATACTGTTGCATATTATACGTGTTCTCTGCTAAATCGTCAAGCTGTGCTTGCTGTATTGCGTCCTTACTCATGTTTTACCTCTCATTACCAGTTATGGACTACGCCCGCAATAATAAATAGGCACGTCACCAAGTTTAATAATACCACAGCAGACCGCATCATTGCAACTATATCTGCCTCTCTGTTGCTGTCTCCTAGTTTCTCACCAAGAGACAACGCCCACAATCGCCAGAGTTTACGTCCAAGAGAAATCAATAGAAACCTCCTCAATGGCTACGTCAGTGTGTCCAATGTTGCGCCATACCTCCGCTATATCTTCGGCATCTTCACGCCTTACAAAGTAATCTGCGACCTCTACACCTCCTACCCAAACTGTATACATCATTTTTTAGACCTCTCTTGTTTGTATGTGGTTTTGTCTGCTACAAACAACGCCAATGGTAAGCATATAAGCCCTACAATAGCAAACGGAATCAATACCGCAATAAATACGTTCATCTCTACGCCTCCTACCTAGACTGTGTACATCATTTTTTAGACCTCTCTACTCGTTCCTCATGGTATCGTCTGCCATTGCGTAGCATCTGATGTGCGTCTTTTTCCGTCACTTGGTAAAGCTCTGCAAACTTTCTCACAGTCAAATAGTTGTTTACCCATTCCAGATACAAGTCTGCTAGTTGTTCTGCTAGATTAAATACTTTCATTATTCGTCCTCCTCGCCCAACCATAGGGCATAATCTTTTATCTCCTCGCGGAGGTTGTCGAGGCGTTGTTCAAAGTCGAACACATCGTCCTGTAATGACTCACCGCAACGCTTGCGTAATTGCTCTAATCTACAGGACGCGTCCCACAAACTATCCTCTACGTGCTTGCCTCTCAGTTCTTCTGCTAGTTTCTCGTTGTTCATACTCAGTGCCTCCGTAGGCTTGTTTAATTTCAATTTAGAGGGGTACTCTACAGAATACCCGACTAGATTGCAACTAATTATTTTACAGCGTACCAACTGCTAGACATTGCCTCCTTGTTGCCGTTGCGTTCAATGTGCATTGCCCAGTCTTTGGTATAAACTCGCGCCTCTTTACCCGCCAGTTGTAGCACAGCGTTAAGTCTGCTCTGTGTGGTACGTGTTTCCCAACCCGCGTTCGATACTAAAATTATTCCGTCATAGTGTTTTGCAATTGCGTTACCGTGCAGGTACAGCGTACCTCCTGCGCTCTCTGTGTTGTCTTTGCGCGCATCTTCTCCGCGAATGAATGCCCCGACTATGTCCTTCTCTATCTGTCTCATATTGTTTGCCCTCCGTTGGGCTTGTTTAAATTGATATAATAGAGCCTACTATAGTCTAATAGACTCGATATGTCAACTCCTCTTAAAAGTGGTCTCCGTTGTCAATTATCCAGTCGTAGCAAGCCTCCTCTGCTTGCTCTACTGTGTCGATGCCGTATTGGGTGAAACAGTTGACCTCTATCCAGTCGCCTTTGTGGTTCTGTTCGTAGATGTTAAACATCGCGCCTCCGTGCCATTCAAAGCGTGTAGTTTCGTTGTATTCTTCGTTGTGTATGTCGAATTGTGCTTTCATTATGCCACCTCTTCGTAAGGTATTCTGATTTCTCTGAGTTCCTGTTTAAGTTCCACATGTTGCCACATTAGCTTGCGGGTTTCCTCATTAAGTTTTAGCTTTGATGTATCTGGCAATAGTTCCTTCAATGCCTTGAACATTCCCATTGCTTCGCTTTGCTTGCGCTCTGCTCTCTTTGTCCAGTCTGTGCGACCCTCTGGATAGTATGACTGCTCCGCCCATATTAACGCCTGTACTGCTTCAATGTCTAGCTTGTATTCCGCTTGTTTCAATTGGTTATAGATAGCTGTCTTAGTCATAATGTCCGCCCTCCGTTGGGCTTGTTTGTCTGTGTATGCCGTTCATTATATAGAAGTTTGCTATGTTGTACAATGATTTATATGCATGATTTCAATTAACTATATGCACACAGGTAATGACCTTGTCCCTTCCTTTATTACACGTACGCACGCGCGAGTATCACACAGTGGATTGGTTGTCAAGTGTTTTCTCAGGTATGGTCTGTAGGTATCCTTAAGCACACACACACCTGTGTTGTCAAGTTTCCCTGTGACTATCTCAGGTCTCCCAGTCACCCATAGCCCATGTGTTCTCCTTTTGGATATGCTTAAGGGGGACGGGGGGGCGGGCTGACCTGAGTTAATCATAGGTGTACCCGCATGTATACTAAAAAAGCCAATATTCAATAAAAAGAATTAACCTAAGTTTATCCCCTAAGTATTTGTTTTCCTTATGTATTCTTATGTATACTTAAGTATGACAAATATTCATATAAAGGGACAATTTAATTACTATTAGTTATGGAACTAAAAAGCTGGCTCGCGGGTCTAAATAAGCTAATAAAGTACTTGACATTTAGTTATAAATATGCTATAATATACTTATAGTATAGATTAATTTAAAGCCTTAAGCGTACTTAAGTAGTCTTAGATATTATTCTTTAATGATTATTCTTTAAAGTTAAATACTAAACGCGTCCCTAAGTATACTTAAGATAACTTAAGGAGAATACAATGGACAATGATACAGCTACTCCGAAAAGGAGAAGGGGCAGACCTAAGAAATCAGATATGGTGTCAAGAAAAAAAGGCACTACTGGTTTGTCAAGAGGTCGCCCGAAGGGTGATGCGGCTATCATCAACGAGTACAAAGGCAGGATGTTGTCATCCCCTAAGTCTCGTAAAGTCCTAGACTCGATATTCGATGCGGCACTTAACGATGACCATAAGAATCAAGCCGCGGCATGGAAGTTAGTCATGGACAGGATACTACCCACAGCTGTATTTGAGAATGATGTCATCAAGGGCGCGGGTAAGTCAGCGATACAGATAAACATTACTGGAGTTGGAGGAGAGACTACAGTGGTGTCAGGTAATGCAGAGGATGTCATAGACGATGGAGAAATCATAGATGGCTAAGTACTTTGATAGAGATGAGTTTGCTTGTCAGTACACAGGCAACAACGAAATTAAAGAAGAGTTCATTGAGAAGCTAGATAAGCTAAGAGAAGCCTGTGGTTTTCCCTTTGTAATTACGTCAGGATATAGAGATAAAACACACCCAATTGAAGCTAAGAAAGCAAAAGCAGGAACAGGAACTCATGCACAAGGCATTGCCGCAGATATTAAAGTCACTAACGGCTACCAACGGTTTCGTATCGTTGAGAAGGCTATCGCGCTTGGATTCACAGGCGTGGGAGTTGCTCGTGGCTTCGTCCATGTTGATATCCGCAGTCCTGACGATACAACCCCTTATGTAATGTGGACTTACTAGTTGACTGAACTTAACGTATCACTCCTACCGTGGCAACAGGAAGTCTTTGAGGACACGACTAGATTCAAGGTCATAGCCGCAGGTAGACGTACAGGCAAGTCCCGTCTAGCCGCATGGATGTTAATCATCAGGGCTTTACAGTCGGATAAGGGTCATGTGTTCTACGTTGCACCCACACAGGGACAGGCTAGGGACATTATGTGGCAGGTACTAATGGAAATTGGCAACCCTGTCATAGCCTCTAGTCACGTTAATAACTTACAAATAAAGCTAGTCAACGGGGCAACCATAGCACTCAAGGGTGCAGATAGACCAGAAACCATGCGTGGTGTCAGTCTTAAGTTCCTCGTTATGGATGAGTATGCGGATATGAAGCCAGAGGTCTGGGAGCAAATCCTTAGACCTGCACTAGCTGACCAGAAGGGAGATGCACTGTTCATTGGTACGCCAATGGGACGTAATCACTTCTATGACTTATATACCTACGCTTGTGTGTCAAAGGATGAGACCTTTGTAGGTTATCACTTTACAAGCTATGATAATCCACTGCTAGACCCTGAAGAGATTGAAGCGGCTAAGAAGTCTATGTCCGCATTCAGTTTCCGTCAGGAGTTCATGGCATCATTCGAGGCGCAAGGTAGTGAACTGTTTAAAGAAGATTACATTAAATTCTCTGAAGAAGAACCTCAATCAGGTGCGTACTACATTGCTGTCGATTTGGCGGGATTTGCTGACGTGGCTAAAGCTACGACAAAGACTAAACGACTTGACCAAACGGCTATCTCGGTTGTTAAGGCAAATGAAGATGGTTGGTACGTTGCTGATATTATTCATGGTCGATGGGGTGTGGAAGCCACTGCGAGAAAAATCTTTGAAGCTGTACGGGACTATCGTCCAGTATCTGTCGGGATTGAGAAAGGGGCGTTAAAGAACGCTGTACTTCCATACATCTCAGATTTAATGAAGGCTAATGACAGGTTCTTCCGTATTGAGGAACTGACTCACGGCAACAAGAAGAAGACCGATAGAATCGTGTGGGCTTTGCAGGGTAGGTTTGAACACGGTAAGATTACACTTAACAAGGGTTCGTGGAATACAGAGTTCCTAGATGAACTATTCCAGTTCCCCAATCAACTTGTACACGATGACTTGATTGACTCACTCGCTTACATAGACCAGTTGGCTAACATAGCCTACACTTCGGACTATGTGGAAGAAGAATTTGAATTTTTAGATACTTACGCAGGGTACTAATATGTTACTAGAAGATAAGGAAGAGTTTACACTGGAGCAAAACCTAGAGGATTGGGTCATTGATAAATGTCAAAGTTGGCGTGACCACTACGAATCCAACTACTCACAGAAGTTTGATGAGTACTATCGCCTATGGCGTGGTCAGTGGGCGGCAGAGGACAAGACCAGAGATTCGGAACGCTCACGTATTATCTCCCCTGCGCTACAGCAAGCAGTTGAGTCATCCGTTGCGGAACTAGAGGAAGCTACCTTTGGTCGTGGCAAGTGGTTTGACATTGAGGATGACGTAGCGGACAACGAGAAGCGTGATATAGCGATGTTACGTGAAG